CTCGAGGACGGCGGCGCCGACCACGACGAAAACCTACAGACCCTATGCCGATCGTGCCACGGGGCGAAGACCAGGGCCGAACAACGCCGAAAAGGCGTGTTATAGGGGGGTGGGGTAAAACGAAATGTACTATTACAATTCCTAGTCCCACGCGACCTCGGCGCGCGTTTCTGTCGGGTTTTGACAACTTCGGAGTGAGGTAATGGGCAGCCGCGGACCGATTCCCGACCCGACGAGCGAGCGGTCGAAGACCGGCCGCAACACCCGCACCCGGCCCCGGCCGGCCGGCCCAGGGGCCGACGAGATCGCCGCCCCGGCCTACGTCCAGGCCGTGCCGGCGGCCGCCGACTTCTGGCGGCGGATCGCCCCGCTGCTGATCGCAGACGGCCGGCTGGCCCCCGAGCAGGTGGACGCGTTCGGCCAGCTCGCCCGGCTCCACGCCGACATCCTCCAGCTCCAGGACCAGGTCGCGGCCGAGGGATGGATCACGGCCAGCGAGAAGGGCCAGGCGGCGTCCCCGGTCGCGCGGCTCCTGCGTGACTCGCGGAGGGACTTCGTCACACTGGCTAGGGACTTCGGCCTGACGGCGGCGGCCGCTGCCCGGATCCCGCAGGAGCCAACCAGTGGCGAAGAAGACGACGACGCGGAAACCGCGGTCCTCCGCAAACTCTCGATCCGCGGCGGCTGATCCGAAGACGCGGCCGGAGTACCTCCCCGGCTACCAGTGGGACGCGGCCTCCGCGGAGGCGCCGGTCGAGTTCATTCAAACGCTCTGCCGCCACCCCGACGAGCGCGGTGGCGAGCCGGCCCGGATCGACCTCATCGAGTGGCAGGCCGACAAGGTCCTGCGGCCGCTGTTCGGCTGGCGACGACCCGACGGCCGGCTGCGATTCCGCCGGGCCGGGATCTTCGTCCCGAAGAAGAACCGCAAGAGCTCGCTCATGAGCCAGCTCGCCCAGTACATCCTGACGTGCCATGCCCCGGCCCAGGACGTTTTCCTCGCGGCGAACGACCGGCTGCAGGCTCGCACCATGTACCGCATGGTGCGGCAGTCGGTCGAGGCGTCGCCGAAGTTGTCGAAGATGCTCGAGGTGATCGACTCCCGGTCGATCATCCGCAACGCTTCCACCGGCAAGGAGATCCGCTGCCTGTCGTCCGACTCATGGCGAAACGAAGGCTTGAACGGCTCCGTGATCCTCGATGAGATCCACTCCTTCCGCACGCCCGACCTCGTGGACGCGTTGACCTACGCCACGCGCGGCACGGCGAACGGCATGGTGATCTCGATCTCCACGGCCGGCTCCGACCGAAACGGAATCGGCTGGCGGTGGTGGCAGGATTGCGAACTCGTGATGAAGGACCCGAAGGCGAACCCCACGTTCTACGGGCTGATTTACGCGGCCGCCCCCGACGACGACTTCTCCGACCCGGCCGTGTGGCGCAAGGCCAACCCGTCGATGGGCGTCGCGTTTCCCGAGGACGAGTTCGCGGCCGACTACCAGGACGCGACGACCGACCCGCGGAAGATGTCGAAGTTCCTCCGCTACTCGCTCAACGTCTGGCAGCAGGCCGACGCCCGCTGGTTCCAGGGGCCGATCGACTGGTCGGCCTGCGGGGCCGGGCCGCTGCACCCGGTCGCCGGCCGGCCCTGCTGGGTCGGCGTGGACCTGGCGAGCAACCTCGACATGACGGCGGCGGCGTTCGTGTTCAAGGATTCCGACGGCTCCTACTCGGCCGAGTGGAAATACTGGGTCCCGCGAGAGACCGTGGCCGACCGCGTCCGCGAGGGAATCCCCTACGACGCGTGGATCCGCGATGGCTGGGTCAAGGTGACGGACGGCCACCGACTCGACCACGAGGCCGTCGCCCGGGACATCATCGAATGGGGCGAGCGGCACGAGATCCGGGCCGTGGGCGTGGACCCGTGGCAGGCCGGGGCCCTGGAGACCCTGCTCCAGCGTGAGGGGCTGACCGTCCGGGACATCCCGCAGCGGACCGCCTACCTCAACTCCGCATGCAAGCTCCTCGAGGCCCTGGTCGTGGAGAAGCGGCTCCGCCACGGCGGGAACCCCGTGGCGGCGTGGAACGCGAATAACGTCTGCGTCTACACCGACGCGACCGGGATGATCAAGCCGGACAAGGGCAAGAGCACCGAGAAGATCGACGGCATCCCGGCCCTGGTCAACGCGCTGTGCCTGGCGAGCACCGACGAGGACACGGCCGCCGGCAGCCTCGACGATTACCGGATCACGATGATCTGACCGGGCGAAGTTCGCCGGAACGGCGGCAGGCGGGACGATTGTGGGACCTCGAGGCCCACTCATGCCGCGCAAGCCCGCCCACCCTGCACCCGCTACCAGGCGAGCACCGCGCCGCAGACAGGCCAAGAGGACCGCGGAGGTCCGGGCGGTGTGGTCGCCGCTGGGCTTCGGGCAGATCTCGGCCAGCGACATCGGCACGACGGAGGCGATCCGGGTCTCGTCGATCCTGGCCGTGGTGCGGTGGCTGGCCCAGGCCGTCGCGATCATGCCGGTGCAGGTCCTGCGGACGCTGCCCGACGGCCGCAAGGAGGACGCGAACCTCCCCTGCTCCTACACGCTCCGCAAGCGGCCGAACGGCTGGCAGTCGGCCTACGACTTCTACCAGCTCATCGCCTACTGGACCGCGCTCCACGGCAACGCCTACGCCCGCGTCATTAGCGGCCCGCGGGGCTTCTGCTCCGAGCTGCGGCCCATGCACCCGACCCGCGTCAAGGTCTCCCGCAACCTCGACTACTCGCTCACCTACGAGTTCTGGTCGGACACCGGGGCGTGGGAGGTGATCCGGGAGCCGGTGATCCACTGGCGGTGGCTGAGCGATAACGGCGTGGTGGGGATGGCGCCCTCGGAGCTGTGCGGGACCTCGATCGTGCTCGCCCGCCAGCTCGACATCGCGGCTCAAAGTTTTTGGGCGAACTCCGCCCGGCCCGACATGGTGATGGAGCTCCAGGAGAAGATCCCCGACGAGGCGATGGCGGCCCTGCGGGCCCAGCTCCGCGAGATCTACGGCGGCCCGAAGAACCGCGGCTCCGTCGCCGTGCTGCCGAAGAAAACGCAGCTCAAGCCGATCGAGTCGAACAGCATGGAGGCGAACCAGTACCAGGAGCTGCGGGACTCGATCCTCCCCGACATCGCCCGGGCCTGGGGCGTGCCGAGCACGCTCGTCGGCGATCACAAGATGGCCCGCTACTCGAACGTCGAGCAGGAGCACCTGTCGGCGCAGACGTGGTGCCTGCTGCCGTGGGCCCGCCGCATGGAGGGGCCGCTCGACATGATGCTCCAGCCGGTCTACGGCGAGGACGTGTACGCGCGGCTCGACAACCGCGGGATCCTGCGGGCCGACACGGCCGGCCGCGTCCAGCTCTACCAGGCCTTGTTCAACATGGGGGCGCTCAAGCCGCAGGAGCTCCGCGAGCTGGAGGATCTGCCGCTGCTCGAGGATCCGGCCGCCGACGAAACGTACATGCAACTCGGGTTCTCCACGCTCGCGAACGCGGCCGCGGTGGCCGAGGACGTGCCGGCGGAGGAGCCGGCGGCCGAGCCGGCGAAGGAGCCCGGCCGGGGGCCGGGGGCCGGCGTGCCGGAGGCCGGCGGCTTCCGCGAGGGGCAGTACGTCTACTGGCCGTTTGGCGAGGGCACGATCGAGCACCTGATGGTCGACGGCGTGCTCGGGGTCGAGGGCTCGCCGTTCGCGATCACCGCCACCGAGGCCGAGCCGGCCGCGAGCGTCCGCGTCCACGAGTTCGGCGAACCAACGCAGTTCACCGTGGGGAAGCGGGTGTCGGAGCTGTCCGCAGATCCACTCGACGAGGAGGCCGACGATGCCGCTGGAACCTGAACGCCGCTACCTGCCGGTGGCCGACTACCCCGACGCGATCACCGTCCAGAAGCGGGACGGCGAGGAGACGGTCGTGGTCGGGATCTCGCCGCCGTGGGACTCGCTGTCCGTGGACCTGGGCGGCTTCCGCGAGAAGTTCGCCCCGACCGCGTTCGACGGACTGGTCGACCGCAAGCCGAACGACCCGCGCGGGCGGATCGACGTTCCGTTCTACCGGGAGCACGACCCCGCCCGGATCACGGGCCGAACCTCGAATGGCCGGCTGGAACTGCGGAAGGAGCCGCGCGGCCTGGGCTACACCCACCGGCCGGCGCCGACGACCGACGGCCGAGACCTGATCATCCTCGTCGAGGATCGGACTATCACGGCGGCCTCGTTCGCGTTCACTACCGCCGCCGACGGCGAGACGTGGACGGAGGACGAGAAGGGGAACGTGGTGCGGACGGTCTTCCGCGCGTCCGGCCTCTACGACATCTCCGCCGTCAGCCGGCCGGCCTATCCGCAGAGCTCGATCGGCGTCCGCTCGCTGCCGCTCTGGAAGAACGCCCGCGGCCTCGTGGCCGCCCGGGCCGAGCCGAAGCCGCTCACGATCTCCATCGACTACGACCGGACGTTCACCGCCGCGCCCGGCCTGTGGCGGTCCTTCATCACGGACGCCACGGGGCGCGGCAATACCGTTGTTTGCATCTCGCGTCGCGAGGACACGGAGGCCAACCGCGAGGAACTGCGGCTGGCGTTCGGGGACCTCGACCTGGCCCAGATCGTGCTCTGTGGCACCGACCGCCAGAAGCGGTCGGCCG